GTCGTGCCCAAGGCACCGCAAATGGACAAGGTGGAACTGGGCTGTCCCTTTCTGCCGAGGATGCAACTTTTCTTGAGCGGGAAGCTGCCCGAGCCGACATCTTGCGAACAGCCCTCAACGCCTGCTACCAACAGTACGACTCACTAAGCATTAAATAAACCCCAATTTGCGTATTAGTAGTACTTACGATATTAAGTATTGCGCGCAGAGTAAGGAGCAAAAATGAATAAGAAGTTTTTAGTAGTACTATTATGGGTCCTGGGCATATTCGCCGCGGTCCATTTTACAGATAGATACACCCAGATTGAAGAAAACATCATGGCAATCGCTAAATCAACCCTAGACTTTATCACCAAAGAAGAAGGCGCCCGTAACAAGGCCTACAAGGACTCTAAGGGCCTGCCAACAATTGGCGTGGGCCACCTCATCAAAGCCGATGAACAATACCTATTAACCGCCACCCTGACAGACGAACAGGTACAAGAACTCCTCAGAAGCGATTTAAAGTGGTGTAGCGAGGCCGTAGAGACCTCGGTGAAGGTACCCCTCCAGCAGCATCAGTTTGACGCCTTATACAGCCTGTGCTTTAATATTGGTGAGACTAATTTTAAGAAGTCCACAGTGGTCAAGAAAATCAATGAAAATGACCTGCAAGGTGCCGCTGACGCCATCTTGATGTGGAACAAACCGGCAGTGCTAACAAACCGCAGAAAACGCGAAAGAGACCTATTCTTAGGGGCGATTTAGCCCTTTTTGACGTATTAGTAGATATAAGGGATTGATCACCCTTACAACCCAATAACCTCGAGGAATTACCATGGACGGCTTTAAAAAATTACCAAAACAAATCGCCTGCTTTAAAGAAGGTGGCTCTATTCAGCGCCAAGTTGAAAACTTCACCAAGCGCGACCGTAAGTCAGTAGAATCTGCTGACATCGCCCAGGACAAAAAGGTAGTTAAAAAAGCCTTTGGTATGCACGACTCCCAGCAGCACGATGGTGAAAAGACCGATCTGTCTGCATTGAAAAAAGGTGGCCGCGCTAAAAAAGCAACTGGCACCGTTAAAAAATACAAAACTGGCGGCTCTGTAACAAACGTATACGAAGCCAAAAAATCTGCCGGTGACCTAGACAACATTCAAAAAACAAAAGACATCAAGCCAGGTAAAGCTGCAGCCCCATCTAAAGCTGCAACAAAAGGCAAAGATGTAGGCGCCAAAACCGTTGGTGCTTCTGGTCATAAAGACCCATACATCAAGAGCAAAGAGTCTGGTAAGTCTGCCGATGCGGCCTCTGGTGCTAAAGGTGGCCCAAACAAGTACAAAAAAGGCGGCTCCATTAAGAAGATGGCTGATGGCGGTATTTTGGACACACTCAAAAACAACATCATGGGCACACCGCAGCAAAACGCTATTGCTCGTCAGAACGAAGCTAAGTACCTACGTGCCAAACAACTCCAACGCGCTTCCGGTGCCCCTATGGGCCCTGCAGAGCAAATGGCTACTGGCCTAGCTAGTGCCGGTCAACAGTTACAGCCTGCCCCTACTCCAGCCCCAGCTGCAATGCCTGCACCCCAAGGCGTCCCAATGCCAGCCCAGAAAAAGGGCGGCAAAGTTAAAAAGCTAAACACTGGCGGAACTTGTAGCTAATGCCGATTAAGTCTAAAGATCAGCAGGCCGCTATGTACGCGGCTGCTGCCGGTAAATCAACCCTTGGCATCCCTAAAAAGGTTGGCAAGGAATTTGTTGCGTCTGGCAAAGCAAAACCTAACCTACCCCAAAAAGTAACTAAGCGAGCAGCCGGAAGAGGGCGTTAATATGGCTTATAGTGGAACCACTGGCAACACAACGGTCAATGTTGACCAACTAATTTCCTACGCATTTCGTGACGCTGGTAAGACAGCAGAAGAGATGACGCCTGAACTTATCGGCGCGGCAAAGCAGGCTTTGTTTTACAACCTACAAAACTTATCAAACCTTGGCGTTAACCTTTGGCTATTAGAAAACCAACTGTATGGCGCCTTAACAGCTCAGCAACAATTAGTCCTGCCTAAAACTGTTATTGACGTACGGGAATCAAATTGGGTTTACATCATCAACTCATCAGCTGCCCAATATTTGCCGGCTGACAATCCAGAGTCTCCAGCTGTATTTGCGCAAAACCTGGACCTAGTATCTACCTCTACCGTCGGTGAAAACTGGTTTGGTTTAGAATACCAAGGTTCAAACCCAGTGTTTTATGTTGGCTTTAACGGCTACAACGCAACTGGTGGCACAACTACATACAACTTTGCCTACGAGGCAAGTAACGATGGAATTCATTGGACAACAATCCAACAGTTCCCGGCAACTACACTGGCAGATAGAGAGTGGAAGTATTTTAACATTTCTACAACGCCGCCGTATCTTTACTATCGCCTGCGCGAGACAGTAGCGCCAACATTCTCCATTCGCCAAATTGTTTTTTCCACAAGCCAGCAAGTGATTCCACTAGCGCGCTTAAACCGCGACGATTACTGGAATCTCCCAAACAAACAGTTCCCATCTGTTCGCTCACTGCAATATTGGTTTGACCGTACTATTGAGCCATCAATGTACTTATGGCCCGTTCCAAACAACGATTTTCAAATGTTCCAACTGATTGTGGAAGTCCAAATGCAAGACGTTGGGTCTTTAACAAACCAAATCTATGTGCCAGACCGTTGGATTAACTGTGTTCAAAAACAGTTATCGCACTCTATGGCAATGCAGTTACCTGGCGTTGACTTGCAGCGTATCCAGTATTTGGAAGCTCAAGCACAAAGAGCATTCTTACAAGCTAGTGAAGAGGACCGTGACAAGTCACCTATTTATTTCCAACCTAATATTTCTTATTATACGAGGTAATTAAATGTCAGTAATTATGACCTATGATAGCCTCGTTCTAAATGTACAACAGTACATGGAAAGAAATGACGCAGACTTTATTGCGCAGATTCCTAATCTGATTGCATTAGCTGAATCATCTATTGCGGCTGAGCTTAAAACATATCTACAATTAATTGTTGTAGAAACTAACCTAGCTACAAATCAAACCATTTTGAACAAGCCGTCACGTTGGCGCAAGACAGTGTCCATGAAAGTAAATGGACAACCTGTATTGCTACGTAGCCAAGATTATGTTGCTCAATATCTTTCAGAATCATCTGGTGGTCAGCCTGTTTATTACGCTGATTATGACTTTAACAACTGGAACTTTGCACCGGCGCCGAATCAGTCATATCCAGTAGAAATTATTTACTATGCTGAGATTCAGCCGTTAGATGCGTCTAACCAACAAAATCTGTGGACCGCCATCGCACCGCAAGCAATGCTTTACGGTACACTATTACAAGCTCAAGGTTATTTGAAAGCCTTGGACAAATTACCAGTTTGGAAGCAATATTACACTGATGCAATTGGCGCGTTGAAAAAAGAAGATAATTCTCGTCGGATTGATCGTAACACCACTATACAAGAGCCTTAATATATGACTACACCCGTTTACGTCTCACCTTTTACAGGCACTGTTGTCACCCAAACAGATGTATCCTATTTTGCTTTAGCATTTAGCGCAAGTACATCATTAAATTGGCCATCAACTGTTAATGGTTCTGAGAACCCAGCCGCGCGCATTATTGACTGTGTTGCCTCTACTAGCGGGTTAACAATTGCGCTACCTGCAGGTAATCAAGGCACATTGGGCGCGGACATTCTGTTCCGTAACTTGGGCGCGTTCCCATTTGTAATTACTGACTTTTTAGGGGGTGCTAGTGTTACTGTTCCTGTTGGTATTTCCAAATATTTTTATTTGGTTAATAACTCCACTACCGCTGGTACGTGGAATAACGTAACTTTTGCAGCTGGCACATCATACGCCGATGCAGCTACATTGGCTGGTGCGGGCCTTACAACAGTAAGTGGCAAATTAGCAACCACACAAAACCCTGTTGATATCACATCAACTCCAGTGATTAACGACGCAAGCCGCGCTGCTACATTCGTATGGAATGGTGGCGCTGGTACGTTTAATCTTCCAGCAATGTCTTCACTTTCTGTTGGCTGGTACATCGGATTTAGAAACAACGGAACTGGCACATTAGCTATTACTCCAACATCTCCGGATTTACTGAACGGCCAAACAAGTGTTAACGTAAACCCTGGCGATTCTGGTTACATTTTGTATGATCCAAACTCTGCAGGATTTATTACTGTTGGTTTAGCTAATCCACAAGTCACATCTTTTACTGCAGCAAACTATGACGTTGATGCTATCCCTGGCAACACTTTTAATCTAACCAAGTTTGCACCAATCATTCAGACTTACATTGCTCAGTCTGGAACACGTACTGCAACCTTGGCAGTAACTTTGCCCGCTATTACCCAGATTTACATCTTGGTTAATAACACTAATCAAACTGGTTATAACATCACATTCCAAAACCAAGGCAGCTCACAACCTCCTTTCGTATTGGCAGCTGGTGGTGTGGTAACGATGCTTAGTGATGGCACAAATCTATACCCTTTGACTACATCTTCAGCGGGTGTTTTTTATGCCGCTAATGGTACCGCTTCATTGCCGGCGTTTTCATTTAATAATGATACACATACAGGCATGTACCTTGATGGAACTAGTATTTTAGGTTTGTCTGCTAATTCTACTGAATTGATTCGCATAGATAATTCAAACCCATCACAACCCCTAGTGACAGTTAACGCAGAGTTAAATGCAGAGTTAATTAGCGGCGGGGCGTTTTAATGGCAGCTGATAATACTCAGCAAGATACCTCACAATACACCTCAATTTATTCCCTTGCAATTCCGCCAGGGATTAAACGAGACGGTACGGTATTTCAAAACGACCAATACACCGACGGTGTGTGGTGCCGCTTTCAGCGCGGTGATGCTAAGAAAATTGGCGGGTATCGCTCAATCTTTCAAAGCCAAGTTGGTATTTATCGCGGTATGGTTGCACAGCCATACAACGGCGTAAACTACATCTTTGCTGGTAACTACCAAGAACTAGACGTTTTCACCACCGGCTCTACCTACGCCACTGGTAGCGGCCCATTCACGGTTAATATTTTACCCGGTACGGTACCATTTACTTTAGTATCACATACTAGTAGCTCTTTTACAATTGCTGGTAATGTAACTGCACAATTTCCAACAGGCACTAAAGTTATTTTTAGTCAAACATCACCTGTTACTTTTGTCACAACTACAGCGACATATACTTCCCCAAACACCACAGTAAACTTTACTGGCACATTGTCTGGCTCACCAACCACAGTTTGGCTAAACAACACCCCAGTGTTTACAGGTGACCCAGATCTTCAAACAGATCCATCGGTTGGTAACTACACAATTACGTGGCAGTTTGATTCCCAGTTTAGCCCATTGGGTGGTGACCTAGCAATCTTTGCGCACCCAGGTAAAAACTTGGCAAACATTGACAACGGCGTTCCGACTCAAGTTCTTGTTGGTCCTATCACGCCCGATGCAAACAACACCTGGAGCTTTACTGGTTTATCAGATAGCGCCGGCGCCAATCCAACATACAAGCCAATTAGCGTAGATGGTGGTGTGTGCGTATTGTATCCATTTATTTTTGTGTACGGTTCACACGGCTTTATTGCAAACAATAACGTCAGTGGCGTATACAATCAACAGAGTTTTTATGACTGGAATGGCCCATTAGCCAACCAAGTAAACGTAGCCTCGTCTAAGATTGTCAAGGGCATGCCAATGCGCGGCGGTACTAACTCGCCATCCGGTTTGTTCTGGGCAACTGACTCCCTCATTCGGGTGTCATTTAACTCCGCTGGCGCAACCGCAGGCGCAATACCATCGACCTATTGGTCGTATGATATTATTTCTAGCCAAATCTCCATCATGTCGTCTAACGCCGTGGTTGAAATGGATGGCGTATTCTTCTGGCTCGGTGTTGACCGGTTCTATGCGTATAATGGACAAGTAACTGTCCTTCCAAATGATAAGAACGTAAACTGGTTATTTGATAACATCAACTACGAACAACGCCAAAAAGTGTGGGCTACTAAGATTCCACGCTACAACGAGATTTGGTTCTTTTATCCACGCGGCACAGCAACTGAGTGTACTGATGCTATCATCTACAACGTAAAAGATAAGCTCTGGTACGATGCTGGTTCTGCAGTAGGTGCGCAGCGCTCCTGTGG